AAAAATCTATATTAAATATAGTAATAAATCCGGATATCAAAGAGGAAGAGGTATCGAATGAGGTAAATAAACTTCAGCGTTATATAAAATATGATTTTAAAGATCTTCGAGAAGTAGAAGGTATCAGGTTATTAGATTTTATATATCATCGTTCAGATCATCGTTTAGATATATTGTTTAAAGAAGGTTTTAAAGATGTCCTTACGGTAGCGAGAGAAATATATGACATAGATATAATAGCAGGTGAACCACAAGTAACATTATGTGATCCTTTAAGTATAAGGACTATCGGTAATACGTCTGCTCATATAGAAGATAATGATGTTATAATTAAAGATACATATCAGTCAATAGGTAAAGTCATTGATAATTATTATAGTGAGTTAACTGAAGAAGAGATAGATGAGTTGGAAGAACATAGAACGAAATCAGGAATATATAATAGCAGGAAAGGTAATTATAGTAATAATAATAGTTATAGTTCTCCGTTATTTTATGATGATGCAGGGAATCAGTTTATTGATAACAGGATAACAGTTGATGGATCTGATATATCCGTTGGTAAGAGTTATTATGATGGACAGGGTAATGTCAGGGTAATAAATTATCGCTGGAAGTCATTACGAAAAGTAGGATTTTTTACTTTTTATGATGATAATGGTGATGAGCAGAAGACAGTTGTAGATGAACATTTTACTTTTGATAAGAGTCAAGGCGGCAAGATAGAATGGAAATGGATAAGTGAATGGTGGGAAGCGACGGTCATTGGGGATAAGATTATTGTCAAATACGGGCCTCGTAAGGTACAATTCAGAAATATCAATAACATATCAGAGTGTAAACCGGGTTATATAGGTACTATATATAATAAAGGTATCTCAATGATGGACAGGATAAAACCTTTTAAGTATCTGTATAATATCTTTATGAAGCGTTTTTTATTAGCTTTTGCACAATATAAAGCTCCGATATTAGAATTAGATATATCAAAGAAACCGGATAACTGGGATTTTGATAAATGGATGTATTATGGACAGATGGGTTATCTTATAATAGATCCTTTCAGAGAGATAAGAAAAGGAGTGGCGACAGGTAAATTAGCCGGGAGCATGAATACTACGGGAAGGGTATTTAATTTTGATATGGGTAATTATATACAGCATCATGTTAATGCTTTACAATTTATTGAATTAAAGATAGCAGATATATTAGGTATTCCAAGAGAAAGAGAAGGAGCGCTTCAACGTCAAGAGACAGTAGGTGGATTGGAACGGTCAGTAATACAATGGAGTCATAATACGGAAGAATATTTTATGTTACATGATGATACCAAAAACAGGGTTATGTTATGTTTGTTAGATACGGCAAAGGTGGCATGGAAAAATCAGGATATTAAACGATTGCAATATATTGATGATGGGCTGAATGAGATAATATATTCTTTTGATATACGAGATATAACCGAAACGGAGTTTGGTCTTTATATATCTAATGACACAGAGAATAAGATGATAAAAGACAGGTTATTACATTTAGCACAAGCAGGATTGCAAAATGACAAGATGGATTTTACTATGCTTATGTCTATATTTAAAAATAAGAGTATCAGTGCTATCACTAATGATATTGAGATGATGGAAAGTGATAATCATCAGAGGATATCTGATTCACAAAAAGCCAAAGATACTCAGGCAAAAGAGATGTTACAGATGCAGTTAGAACAACAAAAACATACTGAAGATCGTAATGATATGATAGAAGAGCGTCGTTATAAGCATGAGTTACAGTTAAAAGAGATAGATATTATGCTTGAGGAGAACAAGAGTAAAAATACAGAGAAAAATATTGATGTTAAGGTAGATATAGAAAAAGCAAGATTAAAATTACAAGAGGATATAAAATTATTAGAGAAAGAAGAGAAAGAATATAAAATGAACATACAAAAAGAGATAGCTGATAAGGATAGATTATCTAAAGAGAAGATAGCTAAAGAAAAAAGAAAAAAATAATATCTTATAAAATATTTGAAATGAATATAAGATATAAAAACAGTATTTTAAAAAAAATATGATTTAAGTTATTTTTTTGATTTATATTTGTATGATAGTTTCAAATTTCATTATTTATGGCTAAAGATTTTTTTGATATAGATTATTCAAAGATGAATAAAGATTTAGGTACTATAACTGTAGATATTTCTCCTGAGGAAAGGGAAAAACTTCAGGCAAGTAATGAAGAAATAAAAAATGATAAAGAAGATAAAAAAGAAGAAGAAGTAAATAAAGAAAAGACTGACAAAACTTTTACGGTTGATTTTAATACAGAACAGAATACTGATAAAAAGCAAAAAGAAGAGTCAACAAAAGATAAAGAAGATCATATCTCACCATTAATTCCTGCATTAAAAGATGAGGGTATATTAATAGATTTTAATGAGGAGGAATATAATAAATTAGCCGAGCCAAGAGAAAGAGCATCATTTGTCATAGATAGTATCAATAATAAGATTAAGAATACTATTGATGAACAGTTAAAGCAATATGGGCCTGTTGTAAAAGATATATTGAACAGGTTAGAATATGGAGTAAATTATGATGATGCTATAAATATTCATTCATTAAAAAGAGGATTAGAAGCTATTAATGAAGATGATATTAAAGATGATGTTGATATACAAAAGAAATTAGTAAGAGAATTATATAAGATTACTACTTCTTTTGATGACAAGAAGATAGATAAGTTGATTAAGTCTAAAGAAGAGAAAGAAGAATTGGCAGATGAGGCAAAAGAAGCTTATGGAGAATTATCAAAGACATATAACCAGATTCTCGAAGATCAGGTAAAAAAAGCAAAATACGAAAATGATAAGATTAAAGAAAATCAAAAGAATTATACAGAGAAATTAAAAAAGCATATTGATGATTTAAAAGAGATTGTCCCGGGTTTAACCTTGACAAAGAGTGAAAAGGAGAGTCTTTATAAAAACATGACTATTCCGGTACGTTTTGATACTAATGGAAATGCTATATCAAAAGTCGCTGACATCTTTATGAAGGATCCTCAAGGGGTCAATTTAAAGTTTTTATATCTTAGTGACCTGGGAGTCTTTGATAAAGATTCTCCGAAATGGGATAAACTGTTGAAAGCCAAAAAAAGAGATGCAGTAGATTTATTAGCCAAAGTATTAGATGAAAAGAAACATGAATCGTCGGGCAGACCTTATATTGAAGGACAGGACAAGAAAAATGTTGATGTTTTAAAAGGTTTTCCTATGTAGTTGTGATTAGCTTTCAAAAATATGAAAAATTATAAATACAATAATTAATTAAATTTAAAATTTTATGCAACAAGTTAATGTTTTACAGGAATATTTTCCTAAGGATTTTTATGGATTGGTAGATACTAATCATTTAAAATCAATCTATATGCTTCCGGATCCTCAAAGTGCTTTGGATCATATATTAAGATTGAGTTCTGTTAATCATGGTGAAGATTTTCAAACATTTATGCGAAGATTTGGAACTAAGACTTTTGCTACGCAGGATGATTTTCGCTGGATGTTACAAGCTGAAAGTGAGAAGAATAGTCCTTTGGTAGCTGCTTATATTAATGGTACTTTAGTAACTCCTTCAGATCAAACTGGATTTGGTAATACAGAATTTGAATTAGAGTTTTCTGAACCATGGTTTTCAGCTCCAGCACAAATTGTAGGGGAATATAATGAGGTATATCCTATTTATGTTAAACAGGGACCAACAAGTTTTGGTAGTAATTATATTTATACCTGTGAGTTAATTACAGGTAATCATAATTTATTTATACCTTTTGATCAATTACAGGCAGGGAAAAAATTCTCACAGGATTTTAATATTGTTGAGACGAGTTTTTCAACACGTGGTGGAACAGTAAGTTATTCTTCACCTTTTTCTATGAAGGGTGTATTTTCAATGTTACGTATGGAAGATACACGTGGTGGAGATATGATAAATCGTCCCGTAGCCTGGTCATGGCAGGTGATGGAAAATGGTCGGCCTGTAACAAAAACTTTATGGGATGAATATGCCGATTGGGAATTAGAACAACAATTTCAGTCACGGGTAAATAAATTTCTCATTTATGCTAAAGCAAATAAGACTGCAGCCGGCACTTATTTACAAAAAGGTGATTCAGGAAGATATATAGTCGAAGGTGCAGGTTTACATCAACAGATGTCGCCATCGCATTTTTATTCTTATAATACATTTAGTATTCCTTGGTTGACAGATCGTATATTATCTTTATCCGTAGGGAATATACCTATAGATAGACGAAAGATGATGGTAACATCCGGTTCATGGGGAATAAAACAGTTTCATGAAGCATTGGAAGATTATTCTACTATATGGTCACCCTTGCATAGTGATCTGAGGGTTACTATGGATAAAAATAATAATATGACCTATCGTGGTACTTTTAATAAATATATAGGACCATTGGGTATTGAATTAACGGTACAATTAGATCCTACAAAAGATAATACAGAACGTAATAAGATAATGCATCCATCGGGTAATGGTGTAGCAGAGTCTTATACTTATGATATTCTTAACCTGGGGTCAACAACAGATACATCCAACATACAGATATGTTACAAAAAAAACGAAGAGATAATATATAAAATAATGAAAGGATTGCGTTCACCTGATCAATTAAGTGGTACAGCCAAGAATCCTGAAGTAGCATCAATGACATTAGATGCCTATAAGATTATGCGTGCTACTACAGTTGGTATAATTGTATATAATCCATTATTGACAGCCAGGATTGTTCCTGATATATTAAATATTTCATAAAGTACAGATATTATGAGCGAAGTAATAAAAAAGATAAGATGTCCCTTACAGAATAAGAAAGTTGTTGTCAGGGTGATAATTAGTGATGATGCTTTCTTTGAGAGTATAAATAAAGATCATATTGCATTAGGAGGTTATCCTTCAGCAAAGAAGACATTTTGTGCTCCTATAAACAGTATAACAAATAATATCATTAATCCTTTGACAGCAGATGAACAGGAATGGTTTGAGAGTTCTGAATGCAATTTAGGTTTTAAACCAGGTGATTTATCATCTCTTAAAAAAAAGGATAACTTTTGGAGTAGTACTACCAATGAGATAGTGTTAACGAAAGAAGGTAAGACTTATGATTTATCCTCACCGGAACAATATCTTAAATATGTTATTTTAAGAGCAAATAAAGAATATATTGCTCCTTCATGGGAACAGAGATATGATAGAGGAACATATATGTTTGCATTATGTGATGGTGATGAAGATGTTAAATCTAAGATTAAGAAGACAGATTTATTAAAAGATGCATGGCGTGAATATGGTAAGATAGATGAATCAGTAAATAAATTATATGATTTTCTTTGTGTCTATTATATAAAGAGTAAAAAGAAAGATATTACTAAGCCAAAGCGTAATATGTCATTAGATGAATTAAGGATTGAGGTATCAGATATCATTGATAAAGATATAAGTAATTTTCTTTCAATAATAAAGTCTAATGATTATCATACCGTTGTCTTAATAGCGAAATCAATTTTATTAGGTGAGATAATTCCAATAGAAAAAGGTTTACGATATCATATTAAATCAGTAGATTATAAAGGAACGATGCCGGAGATTGTATCTTATCTTAAAGATATAAAGTTACAATCAGAGAAATTACGTCTGGAAAATGTTATAGATGAACAAGAGAAGAAATTATGACGGCAAATGAGATGAGATATTATTTTTTAATTCTTTATGATAAGCTTGCTAATTTAGCTGCTCCTCCATATGAAGATAATGAGTTATCAAAAATCTTAACTGATGCTCAGGAGAAATATATCAAGTCGCATTATCATCCTCGTGGTAATAAATATCAAGAAGGTTTTGAATTTACAGAGAAACGTAGAAAAGATTTATCTTACCTGACAAAAAATTATAATATAAGTAGTTCTTTAGGTACAATAACAGATCAAACTGGTACATTACCGTATGGAAGGTTTTGGATTTTGCCTGATGATTACTTATGGGCTATAGAAGAACATTGTGAGATTAATATAACATCCGATTGTACGATTATTCCTCCGAAATGGCATAATCCGATGTTGGATGTTCCGGCATGGGAGGATATAGGTTCAGATCAATATAAGACAAGATCTGTAAAACCTGTAAAACCGATTAAAGTCCCGGTTTTTCCAGGAGGTTATGATTATAAGATAGTACCTGTAAAACCGATCACACATGATGAATATATTGTTAATATTGATAATCCATTTAAACAGCCGACATATAAAGATGAAGGTTTAGTTTGGAGAATAGATTATACAAAAAGTCCTACATATATGACTACCGTTTCAAATCGCCATGAACTGATAACGAATAAAGATTTTATGGTAGTAAGATATAACAGCAGGTATATAAAGCGTCCGGATGCTATAATAGTTGATACGGTAAATATCTCTAATCAGGTTAATTGTAAATTAGATGAGAGTACACATTTAGAGATTGTAGATATAGCTGTACGTATAGCATCGGGTATAACAGATCCTAATACATATAAACTTAAAGATATTCAAGTTCAGACTTCAGAATAAAGTTATGAAATTAAGACAACTTATTGAGAGTAGAGAAGCACTGGGAGCTTTATTAAAAAATTCATTACCTATTAGTATTGGATGGACTTTAAAGCAATTTTTAGTTAAGGTAAACCCTGAATTAACTGCTTATGAAGAACTTAGGACAAAGACGGTTATAGAGATGGGTGAACCGATAGTGAAAGATGGCAAACCGACAGATGCATATTCTGTTAAACCGGAAAACCTGAAAGAATATACAAAAGTCATTAATGAGTTATTAGAGAAAGAAATAGATGTAATTATCCCGGTGATCAAGATAAATGAACTAATGGAATATAAAAATATTGCAGGAAAAGGAATTGAAATATTGGCGGGTGATTTATTGCTCTTGGATTGGTTGATAAAAGAATAATAATTAACTTAATATAAACTTAAAAACAAAAAAAATGTATGCAAAAAATGTAAAATACCTTTCATTAGGTAAAGAATTGGCACTACATACAGGTGGTACCA